GCCGGGGGATCGGGCGGCCGTATGATCCGGCAGAATGGAGAAATCCGATCAAAGCGTCGTTAAAGCCTGTTCCGGTTGTGGACTATGATCGGGTTAGGAATTACCGGGATCGGCGCTCTATGGAGGAATTGAAGCGAAATCTGGCCGTTGGTGAAATGGTTCGGGTGGCCTTTGACGGAAAGAATAAAATCCGGTGGGAATCTGGAGAGATTATTAGGATTTACGGCACACACGTCGGCGTGGATGTGCGGCTGCGGACGATTCGGGGGAATACTCTGGTACTGCGGAAAAGCTTCCAGATTGACGATGTGGTGAAGTGGAAAGGGAGCCATGCGAAAGATTGAGTTAATGCACCACCTGTTTGGCACAAAGACAGGATTCTGTAAAGATTGTGGACATTTTTACAGAAAGCAATACGGTGGCACCTATCGGAAATGCGAGGTATACGGCGACTCCTGCGGCGAGGGGACAGACTGGAAAGCAACATATCTAGCTTGTGGGCTATATCCGGATATGCCTTATAACGGCAGAAAAGTTGTCGAGCTGGCTAAGCGTGGGAAAACAAAGGAATTAGAAAGCCCTCTGGAGGGGCAGATAAAAATTAAGGTAAAAAATGAATAATACAGTAAAGATAGAACTTTTTAACGATAATTTTCAAAACTATAAGCGGTATGGCATTCCAAAGGCGCAATTGGTAATTGCCGATATTCCGTATAACATTGGAACTGATTTTTACGGTTCTAACCCCATGTGGTACGTTGGGGGTGATAATAAAAATGGAGAAAGCAAAAAAGCTGGAAAAGCCGCCTTTAACAGCGATTTTAATTTTAACATTGCGGAATACTTCCATTTTTGCAACAAGCTGCTAAAGAAAGAACCAGCTAAAAGCAACGGTCGAGGTAAATCCTCTGATGCACCATGTATGATTGTGTTTTGCTCTTTTGAACAGATTGAGACGGTAAAACGATATGCCGAAAAGCATGGGTTTAAACATAACATCCCGCTTGTTTTCTGCAAAAACTACTCACCTCAGGTCTTAAAGGCCAATATGCGGGTATGCGGCGCCACTGAATATGCATTGCTGCTCTATCGGGAAAAACTACCAAAGTTTCGAAACAACGGAAAAATGGTATTTAACTGGTTTGAGTGGAAACGTGATAATAAAAAAGAATACCCTAAAATACACCCGGCACAAAAGCCAGTAAATGTCTTAAAACAATTAATACAAATTTTTACAGATCCAGGCGATGTGGTCATTGATCCATGTGCTGGCAGCGGAAGTACATTGCGAGCTTGTATGGAACTGGATCGGAATTCTTATGGTTTTGAAATATGCAAAGACTATTATAAAAGGGCGAAAGAAGAAATGCTTTTGGTTCAAGATGATGGACAGATCAAAATGGAGGTTTAAAAAATGGGAAAAAATTACATGCCAGAAGTCGCCCGGATGTTGGGCGTAGAGGTTGGAGAAGAGTTTGATATTCTTGTTAATGAAACGGAAATGCTCGTGCATGGCCCGTATAAAATTATAGGTAACGCAATCGTTGATTACGTAGGGTGTAAGACCAAAGACTTACTTTATGGATTATTAACCGGAGAATACACCCTTCAAAAACGCCCGTGGAGGCCGAAGGAGGGAGGATGGTTTTATCACATATATGGCAACGGTGGAGGCGTAACTGCAAAATTTTTCAATTTTAACAATGTTTATGACCTTGCCTTGCTAAACATGGGTAACTGTTTTCCAACCAAAGAGGCAGCAGAGGCGGCAGTGCCCGAAATGCTGGCGAAATTCGAGGAGATAAAGAAGGAGGTAGAAGAATGACCGATAAATTAATACTAGATGCTTGCTGTGGCTCTAGAATGTTCTGGTGGAACAAGCGGCATCCAGCGGCAGTCTATAACGATATCCGCGAATTAAAAACAACTCTATGTGATGGGAGAACGCTTGAAGTCAGTCCAGGTACTTTTTATGACTTCAGATACCTTCCATATCCAAGCGATTCCTTCAAAATGGTAGTATTCGACCCGCCGCATTTAATCAAGGCAGGTGCGAACTCCTGGTTAGCCACAAAGTACGGTCTGTTGAGCGAGGACTGGGAAAAACAACTTAAAGAAGGTTTTGACGAGTGTATGCGTGTCTTAGATCAATACGGCACACTTATTTTTAAGTGGAACGATGATCAGATTAAGCTTTCTGAGGTGCTTAAAGTGTTTGTCCAAAAGCCGCTATTCGGGGATAAACGGTCAAAAACACATTGGTGTGTATTTATGAAAGGGGTAGAAGAATGACCAAACTAAAGAGATGTCCCTTCTGCGGGGGAGAAGCGGAAATAACTGCCGGATATGGCTTCAACAAAAAGCCGGTGCTTTATACACCACATTGCAAAAATGAATACTGTCAGGGTTACGCTGGCCGGGCTTACGAAAGTAAAAAGCTGGCAATTTCAATGTGGAATCAACGCACGCCGGATATTGTACGGTGCGGGGAGTGCCGGTTTTTTGAGAAGGAATCCGAATTAGAATTAGTAGTTGCTTATAACTTTTGTGGGCGATATGCGGTAAATAAAAAGCCAGATGATTTTTGCAGTTACGGAGAACGGAGGGAAGAAAAATGAAGCTTGAAGAAATAAAAGAAGCTTGTGCAAAGTGCAACCATTATTGCGAAGAAACAACAGACACGAAATGGCACGTTGTGGCTGAGGGGGATTTGCCGCCGAAACTAAAAGATGGAGAGCGTGCTAAAACATACCTCATAACAAAAAATGATGCCCAGAAATACATCGATTTTGCGTTTTGGGATGGTGAAGCGTTTGGAAGAGAGCGGAAATGTAATATCGTAGTTTCTGGCGTTTTAGCCTGGCGGGAGCTGCCGGAGCCGTGGGAAGGAGCAGAAGAATGAGCTTAAAAGACGCATTAGAAAATGATGTATTGACAGAAGAAGATCTCAGAGAATCTTTCGAACGCTTAACAAAGATAAGCGCAGCTGCAAAAGATTTGAAATGGGGAGAAAGTAAAGAGATCGAATGTCTAGACTGTAAAGGTGTCTTAACGGTATCGCGATCAGATTATAACGGCCATATCTGGGCGGTTTGCGAAAACTGCGGCGTTAAGATGATGCAGTAGGATGTTTAAGGGAGGAATACAAATGATTAAACTAGACCCAACAAAAATATACTACCTGTCCCACCCATGTACGAGCGTAGGGACGATGGCAGAAAACAAGGATCATGAGCAGAAGTGCTGGGAGATTATTCTAGAAAGTCAGCAGGGCTATGTTTCAAGACGGCACCCGCACAAAAACAAAATTTGCGTCACCCGTCCGTTGATTCAGATCCCAGAGATGATGTCTGAGGATGAAGCCATGGCGCGGTGCCTCGGATTCCTGGAAGAATGTGACGCGATTATCATGTGTGGCGATTGGGAAAAATCAAAAGGATGCGCGAAGGAAAAGTGGGCGGCGGAACGTTGGGAGCTTGAGGTTTTGTATTATGAGCAGGTGGTGAAGCGATCTTTGGATGAATAGCTATGTATGATTGTGAAAATTGCATTTTGCGCACTATGTGCTTTATTGAGATTACTGGCGAGTGTGAAAAAGCGCTAAGTGAACCAGTCGAACAAGAACCGTGTGACTCTTGCAAAGAACGATGGGAGTGTCCGGTGGAGAAGGGCGGGGAGTGTATTGTAAGTGAGGAGGAAGCATGAAAGACAAAATAACAAAAGCATTTATAACAGTGACTGAATGGATCGGCTCTTTATTCGGTGGCATCGCTGCCGGGCTGGGGTGCTTGGTCTGGTGTATAGCGATTATCGGAATCCCGGTCGGCATTATCATAGTGGTGATTGTGGCGGTGTTAAGGGGATTTGGAGTGATCTAGGAGAGTTGAACTTATGGGAAATAACAAGGCGAAAATAATAATGCTGATTTTAATGTTTGTCGTGCTGGTCTTGCAGCTAACTTGCGTTATTCCAAGTCTCATTGGCTGTATGATCGTTCTGGGGCTGAAAGGGATTATAGACCTGTTTTTACAAGAGGTACCCTCAAAAATGGACGTAGCATTTTATTGGGGAGTAACACTTGTGTTGCTAGTAGTGCTGGAAATACAGCTTTAAAATAAAAAAAAGGAAGCTTGCGCTCCCAAATGTGATGTTAGACTATATTATACCACATCTTGTGGTTTCATACAAGGAGGGCGCAAGTGACCAATAAAGAAAAGAAAGACTGGCTTTGGCGGTATAAAGAAGCGTTGCTGGACATTGACAGCTGGCAGCGGGAGCTGGAGGAGTGGAAGACTCGGGCGGAGAAGATCACGCAGGTGGTATCGGATATGCCGAGAGGTGGCAAGGCGCTCGAAGTGGATGATATTGTGATCAAAATGATCGAAATCATGGACAATATCAAGGAAAAGGTATCTGAATCCCAGAAGATTAAATTAGAGCTAGAAATCGCATTTGAGGGGCTTAACGATGGCATACTGGAAGGGCTGATGAAGTATCGTTATATTAATTGTTTGGACTGGGCTCAGATTGCGATTGTGATGGGATATGGAGAGCGGCACCTTTATAAACTTCATGGTAAAGCTTTGTACAAACTAGAAATTTAATAATGGCAGTCAATGGCAGTTTTAAATGTGTTATTATGGTAGCATAGAAAAATGTTACCGCCGCCACCGAGACAAACCGGCAGGATATATCTGCGCAGGCTCAAACGGCTGGCAGGCCGTCACTTCTTAGAATCTGGTTAAGTTTATGACCGGATGTGGATTGATCACCACACGAGACTTGGCGGCCATATAAAAGCAATGGCCGCTGTATAATATGTGGCTAATTAAGGCATCGGGAAACCGGTGTCTTTTTTCGTGGAGGGAAATAATGAAATATGGCATATCTTGGGTAGAAAATGCCTCTTATTCGGTTGAAGTCGAAGCAGAAAGCGAACAAGAGGCTGTAGAGATATGGGAAACGATGGATCGGTCAGGATTAAAACCGAATAATACTACGATTAAGAGTTATTTTGAAGTATTTGAGCATGGCAATGAATAGTGGA